CTACCGTTACGGTTTACTTGCTCTGCTTGCAAGAAAATACCTTGAATATAGCACTTCTTAGAAGCACCTTTTCCTTCGGTAATAAATTCTACCTTGTTAATTTCTTCTGTGATAAGTTTCATTTGTTTATCCAGTGAATCCTACTTTTGTCGCTCTTACTGATGTTGATGATGCCCAAATAACATAACTAGGTGGCTTCTCAAGAAGTTCGACATGACTTTGTGGCATAGTGAAGGTGACTGTATCACCAGCACCAACCGTGCTTGCCATACTGACAGTTGCAGTACCAGCAACACCATTAAAAAGTCTAACTACGCTAGCATTGGATACGTTTGTACCATCACCAGATGTAGTTCCCAGTGCTACTTCGTTCCCAATTAATAAAGTTCTTGCCATTACTCTTGATCCTCTTCTGATTCTTGCTCAACATCATCTTGATCAATACCAAAGAGACTTGACGCTACATAAGGTCTAGCACCATCAATTCTTTCAGCAGCTTTTGCATATAAAACGCTTTTAATAGCATCAGAAACCTCTGAAGGCTTAGCGCCAGTTGCAATCAGGTCGATAACGTTATCCATAAAATATTAATGTATTATATTTTATATTTATATCTCAGCCTTTTTGGTGTCCTTTTGCATCTGAGCATCTGTCGCTGCTGCTTGTGCTTCCATATCTGGTTCGACAGGAACTTGACCCATTCCCATCGGATCTTGACCCATTGCCATTGGGTCTTCACCACCAGGTAAAGGTTCTCCCGTAACTGGATCTACCGTTCCAGGAGCTGGGATAATACCTTTATTAATTTCATCTTCAATCTGCTCATCAATCTCAATGATTTCTGAGTCAGTTTGACGCAATACTTTCTTTCTTACATATTCGGTAGAGTAATACTTGCCAATGTAAGGTTCAATAGTTGCAAGATTGCCGAGTCTGCTTTGAAGCATTTCAGATTCTTTCAACTCTGCAAACTGGTTGTCATACAAGAAGTCATATTGAATATGGTCGGACATGATCTCCCAGTCTTCGGGAGTAACAATGTTCTTGAGGATAAGTTGAGTTCTCAACATGTCATTAAACATTTGAGAGAATCTCTTTCTCAGACGACCAACAAACTTAGCAAACTTAAGTTCGTCTCTCAGAATCTCAGAAGAACGACCAAGGTTAAAACCACCATCAGCAGCGATTCTAGATTCTGGAACTCCAAGTGATCTGTAGAGTTTCTTTTGGAAATACTCAATATCAGCAAGTTCACCTAAGTTTTGTCCACCAGGAAGTGTAGTGATTTCTGTACCACGACCGCCTTCTCTTCTTGGAAGCCAGAAGTCTTCCATCATGGACATAAACTTACGGTCATCACGAACTTCGCCCGTGTTGGCATCATAAGCAAGTTTATTTCTGTAGCGAGACATAACCTCTTTGAGGTATTGCTCTGCTTTTACCTTAGGAAGATTACCAACGTCAATATAGAAAATACGACGCTCAGGTGCTCTGGACAAACGATAGATAACCAGAGAGTCCTCAATCATTCTGAGTTGATTGAGTGCTTTGATTGCCTTGTGAAGATATGAAAGAACTGTTCCTTTGTTTCTATCTACAAGACCAGAACTACAATAAACAACAGAGTCCTTGGCAATCTTTATACTCTTTGATTTGGTATTACCTGCAGTGCCAAATGAAGCACTTGGATAGTTTGGTTTTGGTGTATAAACAAAATACTCTTCAATTTGTGGTTCTAAAACCTGTTCAGTATTATTCTTTCCTGCTACTACGGCATTGGCAATAGCAAGACCACGCTTGTCTTCTTTCTTTTCTTGACGGACAAACTTCATTTTCATTGGATCAATATATCTCAGGTCTTGGATACCTGCCTGAGGATTCTTGATATCAATGACTTTTAGATAGTATACTCTTCCGTCAACATACCAGTTTCTAAAAATTTCATGGCACTTCTTATCGAAGTCCATTATTTCTTTAAGATATTTAAACTCGTCTCTGATTACTTGCTTAAGTCTCTCACTAGCATTGAGGTTTGATAACTCAATTTCTACGGGAGAGTCATAAAGATCGCTAACGATAGCTTCATTTACAACATCTTCGATGGCACCATCACATTCAGGGTGAAGTGCCATCTCACGATATCTTTTAATCAAATCATGCTCAGTTCTATAGACTCCCTCAATATCGAGGTAGTGACCATAAAAACCACTGCTAATATAGTTATCAACCCCGTCCTCATTGGTTTGAGGAACGGGGGAAATAACTGAAGGTGGTTTACTTTGGTCGCCGTCAATAGAGAAACCAAAAAGTCTTGCCATCGTATAACTGTTTGCTTATTATTGACTATTTAGTTAATGTCTTCACCGCCAGCATTAGCAGCATTACCTCTAACTGCTTCCCACCAGAGAACCTGAAGTTCAACAGTGAACTCTTGGATCTGACCAGTGCTATCGTATGATAGGTCAATAGGAGCAACTTGAGTTGGGAAAACATCATAGAAATGATACTTTCTCAGAGTTCCGCCGTTGCGATCAAGTTGGTAGATGTAAGCATCTGCCTGATAATCTGCTGGGTTGGTTAGACCAGTGTTATCAGATACTCTGTTTACAGTATTCATCCACTTTTCGAAAGCAGAACGAATAGCGAAGTCGGTATCGTTGATAACTGTGATAGTCCAGGTATCAAAGGTTCTGTCTCCAGCAACTTTGAGGATCCTTCCTCTGAAAGGAACCTCAATAGGAGCAACGTTTGACGCTGGAAGGTTTGCTGCCTTAACAAGGAAACGTGCCTTGTTAAGGATATCGTTTAAACCCTCAACTTCTACTGAACCTGGGAATGAAAGCTCAACCTCAAAGAGGTTTGAGCGAGCACCGCCACCAGTTAGCTTACTCTTAAAATCAGTAATCTTTCTTAGTGGGGGTGGATTGAGTTGATTTCTGGTTGCCATTTTTGTGTGCCTCTAAGGTTGATTAATAAAGTAAATATCAGACGTTACCGATGACTTCCGAGAAGGAAACCCCAGTTCTGGTAGCAACGAAGGTCAGACCAATGAAGTTGATCGATCTGTTTGGTTTGATATAGATGTCAGCGACAAACTCATTGTTGTCGATAACAGCAGCAGTGTTATTTGTTTCGTCACAAATAACAACGTAGTCAAAGATGCCTCTCTTGGCTTGGACATCGCGGAGGAATGGTTCGACGATGTTGACAAAGTTGGTTCTCGTGATCTCGTCGTTGAATTCGAAGAGTTGGTCTCTAGCAGCAGCAGCGATTGCTTGCTCCAGATAGATGAACAGGCGACGAACGTTGATTCTATCGAAGGCAGAAGACTTGGCGAAACCAGTCTTATCACCGAACAGAACGATGCCATCACCAGGCGAGAAGATAACAGGGTTGATTCTATTGGAATACAACTTATCTCTCTGAACCTTGCTTGGGTTGTAGGTCAACTTAACTGCGTTCAGGATAGCACCTCTAGCAGTTCCAGCAGGTGAGAACCATGGGAAGTTGTTGAGGTCGTTTCTAGCACACAGACCAGCAATATCACCGTTTAGTGGGATATAGCGGAAGGAGTCAGAGAATCTATCGTAGGTGTACTTATAACCACTATCAAATACAGCGTAAGACGATGAAGTGATAGGAGCATAGAAACTCAGAACGTTATCAGTGATATCGGAGTCTGAGTTAACGGTTACAGAACCAACAGCACTATCGTTAAGGAACGCTAGTCTGTATGGTGAGATGAATGCGATAGCATCTTGTCTCGTTTCTGCTACAGAGATGAGTTTGTTAGCAAGTGCTTGGGCAGTTTCCTTGCCATAGTTTGCTGAACCCATCAGCAGGAAGTCAACATCGTAGTTATCGGTGTTCTCGAAGAGAGCGTAACCAGAGGATAGTTTTGCTAGGGTTGAGGTCAGAGCACCTGAAGAGGTGAGGTCTGTACCGTCATCATAGTTCTTACCACCACCGAGAGTGTAGGTGTTAGAACCAGAAGCAGCGAAGTTAACTCCATCAGCATCTTGGTCCCAACCTACATCGCTAGCGAGGGTGAAGTCGCTGCTGAATGCTGTAGTAGTGATACCAGCAGGAGCAGCACCACCAAATACGTTAGTGGAGACGTTATAAAGATACTTTCTCCAGTATGCGGTAGAACCTACAGAGTACTCAGCATCCTTTGCCTTAGAAAGAGCAAGGTGCTTCTCAAGAATGGTTCCAGCGTTTCCGCTTACAGTTCCTTTGTCGTCGATAACAACAACATGGAGTTCGTCGAATCTTGAGTTTCTAGCAGCAGCGTAGGAAGAAGTGCCAGGTCTATCAACCAGGGTGTTCCAAGCAATGGTTGTTCCAGTAGACAGAGAAATGCTCTGCTGATCGAACCAGTCTTGTCTTGAGGTATATGCTGTCTGACCTACTGCCGTTGTCTGACCAGTGGTGTGGATAGCAACCGAACCAGATGCTGAGAAAGCATAAACACCAGCAGGTTGGTAGTCAACTGAAGTCTCTGTTCCAGCAGCGGATACGTGAGACAGAACTTTAACCTGAAGTGAATATGGTGAGGAAGAAGTTCCAGAACCACTGATGCCAGTGATGATACCTTTCAGGTGACCATCCAGAGTGCTGGTAGAACCAGAACCAGGAAGTGTTGATGAAATTGCCTGAGTGATACCATAACCAACTGCGATAGTTGGAACGGTTCCGCTTGTCTGAACACCAGCAATGATTTGGTCTGCCTTGGCGTCGATAGTCGCAACTCTAACACCATTCGCCCAAGAACCTGGGTTTCTAGCAGCAAAAGTAACGCCGCTAATAGTGTTTTCCTGATAACCGAGTTGTCCGTAGTGC